TTATCTCAACTCGTCGTCTAGTACATATCATTCGTGCTTATAGTATCTGGAATGACAAACTAAAATCAATCAAAGTATGTTTGAATCGTTTCGATGATGAAACAAAACAATCATTCTTGGAATTGTATGATAAAGTAGATGCTGATGTTGACATCAATGCATCTGAAGAAGAATGATTCTACAACCTTTTTCTCCTCTGATATACAAAAAAGATATATCAGGGGAGTTTCATCAATTTTTACTGGATGCAGCAGATGCATCTAGGATTAATCCTATTAATGTGGGAGACCAATTAGCAGGAAATATTGATGAACAATTAGATTTGCAAGTAGATGGACAAGCATTTATAAAATTTGTTTATCCACATGTTCATGATTACATGAAAGAATGTCATGATCATAAAACTAAAATGTCAACCCTTACTGATGCTGATTCGCCACCACTCTTTCATCATATTGCATTTGATTTAGGTGGTGGTCCTTGGATTAATTTTCAGCGTAGAAATGAGTTCAATCCTATTCACGCTCACAGTGGACAATTAAGTTCAGTAATCTTTATTGATATACCCGAAGTCATTCGGGAAGAAGCAAAGAATACTGTTAAAACTAATATGCCCTGTCCTGGTCAATTGGAATTTATTCATGGTGAAGATGGTTTTGAATACTCTGGATCATTTAAAGTTGTTCCTAAAACAGGAGAATTTTATTTGTTTCCAGCAAATCTTAGACATACTGTCTATCCGTTCACTAGCGATGTAGAGAGGATCACTATGAGTTTCAATGTACACAATATTCAAAAAGGATGATATAATGGTAAATGCATGGTCACTAGCAGCATCTATTTTAGATGGAACATTTGATGAGGATTACCCTATTATGACAGGAGTTGGAACACACACTAAAGGTGGATGGATTGATCAACTTAGCGGTGAAGTTGAAATTACTATTGATGATAGTAATTGTCCAGCAGAGTTGAACAAACGCAATGTACATTACAAGTACAATGAGGATAAAATTCTAGAAACAATTAAAGAGTATATTGGAAGAACATATAGTTCTCATTATGCTAACAACAGTGTACAGACATTAGATCTTATTGATGCAGTTGGCGATGCTGCTGCTTTTTGTCGTAGTAACATACTTAAGTATGCATCAAGATATGACAAAAAAGGCACAGCAAGGCTTGACATTGAGAAGATTATACACTATGCTGTACTTCTATACCACTTTGAAGGATTAGACACCAAGGACACTACCAATGGATATGAAACTTTCTGAAAAAACAATTAATTTGCTGGAGAACTTCTCCTCAATCAATCAATCCATTCTGGTGAAAAGAGGTTCTAAACTTCGCACTATTAGTGTGATGAAGAACATTCTTGCTGAAGCAGATGTGGATGAAAACTTTGAAAGGGACTTTGGGATCTATGATCTTCCTCAGTTTCTTAATGGTGTTAATCTTATGAAGGATCCTGATCTGGATCTTAAGAATGAAACATACATGATCATTCGTGAGGGTAAGTCAACTAAGGTTAAGTTTGCTTTTGCAGATCCTGATGTTATTATTACTCCACCAGAAAAACCAATTACATTACCATCAAGTGATGTAACATTTGCACTTGATAGTGCACAGTTAGGTAAACTACTCAAGGCATCATCTGTATATCAATTGCCAGATCTAGCAGCAGTTGGTAATGGTAAAGAAATTAAGATGGTCGTATCAGATCGTAAGAACGATAACTCAAATGAATTTTCTCTTGTTGTTGGTGGTACTGACAGCGTATTTGAATTTAATTTCAAGATAGAAAACATTAAATTGATTCCTGGTTCATATAATGTCCAGATTTCAAAGAAACTATTATCTAAGTTTACCAACAGTCAATACAATCTTGATTACTTTATTGCACTAGAACCAGATTCAGTGTATGATGAGTGAAGTATGGAAGGTATGGAAGTATGCGTTGGGTTCATTCTCTGACTCTGAAACCAAAAGGTATGATAATATTGTACTTATTGTACGATCTTTCATCTTCCTTACTTATCTTACTACTAATTGTTTTATTACAGCAGGGGTGATTCGTCATTGGAACGACACCCCTTCTTCTATTGATTATGAACATCTTTGTGACAAATCCTGATCCACAGGTATCAGCAAAATCATTACCTGACAAACATATAGTAAAAATGCCTTTAGAGACATGTCAGATGCTCTCTATCGTCTTCTCACATTGGTATTATGACTGGGGTGATGATTTAGTTAAGAAGAAAGACGGCACAGCATACAAGACCTCTAAGGGTGCTTTCCGTAATCATCCTTGTACACAATGGGCAGCAGATAGTAAATACAATACAGCATGGTTGATTCAACATGGATGTGCTTTAGTTGATGAATATACTCATCGCTATAATAAAGTTCATGGTTGTGCCAATGCTTTGTTTGAAGCAAAGAAAACATTTCATAAGATGACAAATGATGTAATAGTATGTTATAGTATGGTTGAACACTTTACTCGTGCCATGCCAGATGTCTATAAACATGACACAAGCATTGACACTTTTACTGCTTACAAGAATTACATTAGCAGCAAACCTTGGGTTGCATCTAA